CTTCCTTCTCAATTAACTTTTTAGTAATTAAAAAATCATCTTGGGAAAAGAAATAGTCCGTAGTTGAAACAGAAGTTGGTTCCTTTATGAGTACTTGGAATCTTTTATTTTTATTTTCCTCATAAAATTCTTCTGGATATTGTTCCCCTTCTTTCTGGGGTCCAATTTCTAGGGTTTTTGTGTCGTATCTTAATCTATAAAGATCGTCCTTGTATTTATTCAATTTCTCAGGTGTTGTAAATAAACCTGTACATTTGGATAGCTGCAAGCTTTCCATTAGTGAATGTTCCTCCCTCTGCGCCCTACACACGTATGATGGGTTATCTCTATTTTCAGCTATAGATTCTCTATTAGCTAAGAGGTGCCCGGCTAACTTTCGTTGGCCATACGTTGGTTCGGTTCTGAACCTCGCCCATTCACCAAGTCCAAGTCCACCTAATTGACGTGGAAGTGCCCATGACCTTTTAGTTTCCTTGAGAAGCTCCTTGTTATGGTTATAGAATAATTCTAAAACCAGAGCCTGCTCTTCACTATTAGGTTCCGTACCTACAAGGCACTCACGTAATTGATCACAAATAGGATCGATCCTTTTGAGTCGATTTCCAATTAGCCTATCGTCCCTCTCGTCACATATTACTTTACCCTGGCCCTTTAATAGACCGGTATTCAATATAAAGCGACGTTGCCATGTCTCAGTGTCCCAGACTTCGCTATTTATCATAGCTAGTAATGGGTGTCTGTAACTTTTCCCAACAGATAATGACATTCCAGCCTCTTTTGCCGTTAAAGCAAAATATGGCGAAAATTCACTATTTGATAGGAATAGGCCGTCGTCACCATTGAATAATGGTTGGGTAATGTATGCAACTTCCTCAAAATCTGGGTACTCGGAATATTGAGTATCAATTCCCATTTGAGAGTAATATTGGCTTAATTCATCGATCCTTCGTTCAACTGCTATCCTGTCATCCACCACATCGTCCAATTTTTCAAGGAAAAGTCTTTGAATATTGAGAAAGTTATCTAACTTCTCAAAATCTTTACTCCGGGGGGGCTGTAAAGCCAAGAACCCTTTAAGTAAATTTTTCTCTTCCGTAATCAGACGATCCAGTATATTGGATCTAAGCAGATGGGGCCTGTCTCTAATGTAGTCTATGTAGCTTGACCATAAAATGGCAGCATTAACTATATTTAGTATTATAAAAGACAGGGGTGATCCCATCAATTGACCATGCGTCTGTTTAACAGTACACTTCTCACATCCACCTCTATGTTCCTCGCACAACCATGGCTTTTTAGGGTCATAATCATAACAAGGGTAATAGAGATCGTGGTTACCAGTTGTTGCATCGATACACTTAGAAAACGCAGCATGAGAGATCTCTCCCGCACACTCCATATTCTTCTTAAGAATATCAGCACAGCACCTAGTTAAGTAAGGATGCATACCATCAGTCGCAGACTTATAGTCGATTGATTCGAAGAATTCAAACCAAATTTGTCCGTCCACTTTTATCACCGACCTCCCGCGGAACTGTCTCATTAGCTCATGTGAGTTTCTCTCGCCAATCAGTCTGAAGTAAGATTTTTTTTTTAATTTTTTATGAAGACTGCGTTGGCAGAGGCGACCCATATGATAATAATGAGCTTCACCGCAAGTGATTGGCCTAACCTTGAAAGGTTCTAGGACTAAGTACACTTTAGCTTTGATTGGATTTATACGATCATTGCGCTCAGGAGATAACTCTTTACAATAGTTGTCAGCAAATCGAAAGTTCATTTCGTAACCGTCATGTGGAATACTTATTTCTAAATATTTACCCGTATCGACGTATGTTAATGAATCAATGACAAGCTGTCTGACTAAAGTAGGGGGATGATAATCACCCTTAAGAATCTTCATAGAAGGTAAGCCGTCCTCTGATATTGTTGCTACGCACCCAATATCGACTAGTACCGGTGTCCGAATAGTATTACCTTTTTCGTCCAAAATTTTTGTGTACTCTTGCTTAACTACCTCCTTTAACATGTTGTGTGCACCACCGTTGACCCTAGTTCCATCGAAATGGGCCGACGCGCTTGGTGGCAGATGTTCCGCTGGGGACCACTTACCTATGCACTTATCCGTTAGGATTTTCACACAGGCTGCGA